ACCTATTGATTGAGGTAGCTTTATGCCGTCATTTTTTATGGTGACCCCAAAGCACGTTTGTTCGCACGTGCTAAGCGACCTTCACATTGAGAAGGACAAGAATGTTTTGTGTGGATTCTACACATCGTACTTAGTAGTTTGGCTTTAGACCTAAGGTGGACATAGATCCAAGTAAACTTATCCATACCTGGATATTGACGCTAGGCGTCTGATTCGTTTGGGACTGAATCGGGTTTGAAGCAGTGTAAGCATCAGTAGAGGTTTGGTATAAGCCAATAGCCCCACTCTGATCTGCTACGCCGTAAACCGTAAGTCCATCACTAATCGTGAGAGTGAGTGTATTAGAGTTACCCACAGAAATTTGAAGGAGGTTTGCCGCAGTGCCGGTAGTATAGACCGAGTTCGTACTATCGAAGATTACCTTGTAGATATCTCCTGCAGCCCAACCGGTCGGATTTGCTCCAGACGCTCCGCTAAGCAACGTTCCTCCCCCTGAGATGAAATCCATAACACCGCCAGCCGTTTTAGCACCATTTGTCGTGAGAGCCATATTTGAGTATTGCGCTCGAGGCAATGGCAATGATAATAGCCGAGGTGAGATTTGAATCTCAGCAAATTCGATCTCATAATCGAAAAGAACATAGCCAGGTGAGTCAGTAGTAGTCGTTTTAGACAACAAAAAGACTTCACCAGCCGCGTATTGATTAGGGTCAGCAGACATTCCATAATCGGTTGACTTCCAATCAGATTCCATTTCCAACTTAGCCGCATGATTAGTCCATTGAGGACCTAGAACAGTGTTTGGGTCCGAAATTACGAAAGGCAGCAAAAAGCTGGAAGTCTGATTGAGGAAGACACTATCACGGTTTTTGGAGTAATAAAACATAACATCTCCAGTAGAGCTTGTCGGAGACGAAGTAATGTAATAAACAGTACATTGTCTCCAACGAAACTTCTGGTACATTTGCATATACTCGCGAACCACGCTATCACCGAAAGCTACAGGAGTTAAGGGAGTGCCTCCTACCATACACCACGTCGTGATAGATGCTGTTCCAACAGGCGTGAACATGAAGTCGCGGCCTCGAACTACACAACCATTAGGCGTGTTTCTGGAGATTGCTTTAGCTCCCTTTATAGAATTACCTATAGCCACAGGAGCAGTGCTGATTGAAGCAACTGGTCCCATTGGAACAGATGCCTTCCTCTTCTTTTTATTCTTTTTCTTTTTTGGGGCTACTTGCATTTGCGCAATCTTGGTTGTTAAATTACGTAAAGCAGACGCCCTCTTTTTATTCTTATTTTTAGTCATTTTAAGTTTATTTTACGCCACCTTCCTACCTACATTATACTACGAGTTACAAATATTTTTTATTTTTCTTTTTTCTTGACGGATTAAACCACACGCCGCCGTATCCTCCTGCATTCTCCCCTGTCAACGGGTTTCTAGTGCCAACCGATTTCTCGAAAGGCATGTACACCTGCGTTTTTACAGGAGCCGCATCAGGTTCATACACAACGTTACTAGTTCCATCATTAATAATGCTAGGAAAAGTATGATTACTAAAGGGAGCCATAATTGTCTTACCAGAGTTACCTGCTTCATTAGCAATGATTCCTCCGATTCCTGCAACCGTGGCTCCACTCGTAATTTTACCTTCCACACTGTTAGCGACAGCGACAAAAGCCTCAGTCGCCGTTTCGTCGACAGCACGAACTGCCGAACCCGCGACGATATCTTGGCTAATAAAGTCAACCACATACAGAATAGCATCAATGATCAAAGAAGCCATTATTTTATTTTTACAACCAACCGACTTTCCACATATAATGCACATTTCCAGTTTAACGACTTAGAGAGGTCGTGTGTAAACTCTAGTTCTGATCACAGCAGCCACACAACATTTTGTGCTCAGCGTTTTCCTTACCCTTCACGCCTTTGGGTTTCTTCAGCTTGGAGAAACTACTCTCCACACCGAGTACTTTGTACTGGAGCATTCTCTGCGGAATGATTTGACTGTAGTCGAACAGTTCAGGGTATTTGCTTGTGAATTCAACAAACATTCTCTCGAAGAATCGAAATTTCTCATCTACCCAACAGTAGTTTTGCATGTGGGATATGAGCGCGCCGGAGAGATTCTCGACGGAAGTGGCGCTCAAATTCTTGATGCATTTGCTAAACCGCTTAGGTACAAATGTTAAAACTCCGTTTTCCTCGAAGAATTGACTGCTAAAAAACTCGCTGCCCTCAAAAGAATCAATTTCTTTGACCGTGGTCTGGAAACCTAAT